GCCAATGGTATTTGCCGTTTCCGGAAACTCCATCAGCAGTCGCACCCGGACCGTGTCTAGGGACGAGTGAATCGCAACGATAAAGGGAAAGAAATTCCCTGCCGTTCTTAATCAAAAGAATCCGCGCTGGACAAGCGCGGCATTAGGCAGGGACGTCCAAAGGAGCCTGTAGCTCCCCCACTGTGGCAATCAAGCCACGCTAACCCAACGGTGTTTTAGAGCCACGACACCATGACGTGCAGATCTCAACAAATGATCTTCATCTCGTGGTTCCCAAAGATCGACAAGTCGATTAAGGGCGAGAAGTGACTTTTGAAGAGCGCCGTATCCGTCCAGTACATCAGTGCGATATACTGGTTCAGGAACCCACGCAAGTATTTCAAATGCGTGTAAATCCGCATTCCATCGCTGGAATGAGTATTTCTCCTGAAACGAAAAACGACCAAGCGCACTACTATCTTCTCTAACGTAGGGCAAAGGCCCGAGTATCCGTTCGCAAACCCTAAACATGTGTTCAGCAGTCTGCCAATATCCCTTCTTGTAGAAGGAATTTGCAGTGGACACCCAAGAGACGATTTCGTTCGCCTGCTTGCGGTTACGCGGACGCGGATTCCGAATATACAAGGGAGTAACAACATATCCCTTGAACGCGTCGTGACCACAACTTTCACGGAAGTTACCAACCGTGTAAGTTTTAGCCACATTCACCTTGCAGTTGTACTTATGCAGGTGATCGATAACCACTCCTGCTTCCGTTGCGGGGACAAGAATGTCATCCCCGTAAACGTAAACGTCCTTACCCACGGATTTAAGGGTAGAGGTACGTAGTGGTAGATTTCTGCTACGTAGCAAAGCGATTACACATATAGTGTAAAAGTACATCGCTTCGATCGGAAAGCAGAGAGCACTCCCCATGGACGCAAACTTCTTTAACGGGCCAATCACGGTCCCATTAGGAAGTTTTGCGTGTGTCGAGCGACATGCATCAATGGCGTCCAAGAGATCAGGACACCCAAGAAACATGTCATAAGCAAGTTCTCGCGGAACACGATCACTAGCCTCCGAAAGATCTATGGTTGCATAGAATCCATCGCGCGACGACTTAACCGCTAAATCTTGGTTCACAGTCTGGTCACGAAAATTAATATGACCAGCAACCGATATGTCATAATCGGGGTCTGGGAAACCAGATTCGAGACGTCGGTAAAGATAGTCTCTTATAGCCTGCTGCGCATATTGAAGGCAGCAGGGCTCTTTAGCGATTATCCGTGGACCCTTGAGAGTTTTCGGTACCAAAACTACCGTTGCCGGTAGTTCTGATCCTTCTGGTAAGATCGTTACTTTCTTGACCTCCTCTGAATCAACAGCGCTAATAACGTAAGCGTTGTCAATAAGAGGGAAATAAGGGTCAAGGCGATCAAACCAGTACCGCCAATGGTATTTGCCGTTTCCGGAAACTCCATCAGCAGTCGCACCCGGACCGTGTCTAGGGACGAGTGAATCGCAACGAAAATCGCGAAACAAACGGCCCCATAATAAGTTACACGTCTCCAAAAAGAATTGATATTCTTCTGGAGTGTCGTCCGGTAGCGAAAACTTGTCAAAGTCTTGCTCCACCTCCGTGTAGGTCCAGATAGCCTTATTCTCCCTCGCGGGCGAACAAGGTAGCTTAACCTTCTTGAAAGCAAGGCAAACTTGCCGAATGCGATCAACAAGGTCACAAGCAATATCGGGATCCACTTGGGGGTCATAAATACCAGTCCTTCTGTCGAACAGTAATCCGATCATTCCCTGCAAGAACGCAGGTATTGATCCGGCTTTCTTGAAATACCTGAAAGCCGCCGCGGAAATCCGGCCCTCTGCTAAACTTCTGTCGAAGTCTTTGCAAAAGTCCGGTAGAGATATCGTTAAAAATGATATCCCACCATGTTCGACTCGTGACCTCAAAGTTTCGAGATCACGTAAATCAGGGACAAGAGCAGGAACTCCTGCGGTAGCATCCCGAAGGATACACTCCGCTAGCTCTAGTAGACTACTACTTTCGTAGCTGCTTTTCACCTCAACCTCCTATAAAGGGGCCTGAGGGTCAAGCCTATGGCGCAGGCAGTTTACTCCACGCCTTTTCTGCCACGATATCGTGCACAGCCATCTCATCGTCCACATCAAACGATTGCTCGTTCGACGAGAACATTTTGATGAACAGTGGCATCGACGTCGCAAGCATCTGAGCTATTGAAGCAGCAATCCGAAGATTGCGCGCTTTTCGGCTCTCCTTCTTGCTCTTCGTCGGCGATGAAGATGAAGTCATTACACCTCACCTCCCATTAACTCACCGACTAAGGACGTAGTGAGAAGGGCTTTGAACCCTTGCACCTCTTGGTCGATCTCCGTCGTGCTGAAACCAGCAGTCGGATGCTCGATCACGAGATACACACTAACCGTCTTATACGTGCTGATGCTCGCATTAAGAGGGTCAGCCGAAACCTTACGAACCTCTGATCGAATTAACGATCTAACCGTATCATTCTTGGCAGTCTGGTGACTGACACGAAGATGCCGGTTAAGGTCCGAGGTTGCGTAAACGGAAGAGTTCGGTGAACTCTGATCCGTTTCACCGGTCCTGTTAAGAGTAAAAGGGACCGCGTTAACGGTCAAGGTAATGGGGTCTGCTAGCACGATAGCCTCCTTCGAGGCTGCATAGGCCAGCCTCTATAAGCCGTTAGCATTAAACGTACGCCACCCATGAAGTGCTAACCTCACATGGTAGCAAAAGCGTACGTAGATAATTCTCACTTCACGTTCGACTTATGCCGAGTGTCGCAAGAATCGCGAGCTGCATGGCAGATAAATCAGCCATGGAGATGTCGAACCCAAAAGGTATTGCGCGCTCACGCTGCTTGGACTCAATCACTTGATCCCAAGACCCGCTAGCATTCTGACCGTCGCGAAAGAAGACTGTTGTGTCATTCCTACGCTTTTCAGTCAAGTGCCGCATCATGAACGCGTACTTGTTCACTACCGCGTCCAATCCAATGGAACTTAAATTGGAAACGACAGAGCCAAGGTTGGAAAAGTAATCTGCCAACCAAGACCAAGGTGTCAACTGGTACACAGTGACGGGAGAAATCCTAAATCCATAGGTACGAGAAAGACGCATCAAGCGTCCAATCATACCATCAGATGAAGGACTCTTCCGATCAAAGGCGGGTAAATAATACATGAACGAACCCTCGAACCATGCCTCTTCCAAACGGACAGAGTAGTGGCGCGTGTAACCCGTGCATGTATGACCTTCGAATAACCTCGGCTGTAATAACTGGCCACTAAGCGCCGGAAATACTAAAGGCGTATAAGTGGTCGAAATTAAGTCGACGTTCTCACTGTCAACAACTCTGCGATGCACCTTCCCATAACGACCATTGTTCCGCTCTAAGCGGTCATAGGTCTTCTGAGCATTCTGATATGCAGAAACCGTGGATATAACATCACCCACGGTAGGCGCCCATCCGAATACATGGTTGAGGAAGTCCTGCGAAACAGCTTTCGGGGTCATGAACGGAGTGTTTATCTCTCCGCCCATCTCGACATATAAATCTTTTGCCGATTTGACCGTAGTCCGAAGACTGTCAGGCAGATCCTTTAGCTCAGCAATTGAGCGAAGTAACTCAACTTCCCCAAATTTCGGCTTAGCCGATGCGTAAGCCTTCGCAGAGTAGGGACTTGGTGAACCGTACGAACCAGAGAAGGTACCCGAATCTCCAACACCAGCCATATCACTAAGGCTGAATGGAGAAGGGCCAAAACTGTTTGGTACGAATCCTCCAAGATAGTTAAGAAACGTGCTTGCAAGATACGGCACGCGAACGTGACATACCCCGCTAACAACATTTCCGCTATGAGTCGCTTTACTGTTGATAAACGCAGAACCCGAACGATAAGGGGGCCCAGGATTTGTAAAGTCCTTGGTCCTCTCAATCGTAGAAGGTCCCCATTCGGAGCCTGTTCGAGTGTAAATAGTCTGTTCTGTAACAGACCCATTCGGCCAGGAACGATAACTCGCGCCAACAGTAAAAGGTGGGTCGCGATGAGAAAATTCCCTCTCGCGATACCACGGCGGCTGTCCCATAAGACACATCCTTTCGAGCTATAACAGGAATCCATCTCTGGAGTTCCAGGAACCCTTAGG